GAGGGTGAATTAGCAATAATTGACTTTAAGACTTCGAAAAAACCGAAACCACGAGAGTGGATCGAAAACTATTTTGTACAATGTGCTGCATATGCATGTATGTTGTATGAAATGACTGGTATTCCAGTTAAAAAATTTGTAATCATTATGGCTTGTGAAAATGGAGAATGTGTTGTCTACGAAGAACGAAACAAATCAAAGTACATCAAACTTCTTACCGAATATATTAGAAAGTTTGTTAGAGATAAATTGGAACTCTATGGAACCGAATAAAGACTTAAAAAATGTGTTAGAAAGTAAATTTCTAACACCATCTAAATTTGCATTAGAAATCGAAAAGATTGTTGTAGAAGAGAAAATGAATTATATTGATGCAATATGTTTTTATTGCGAATCTAATAATATTGAGGTAGACTCAGTTACAAAACTTATATCAAAACCACTGAAAGAAAAACTGAAGTGGGATGCTACGAGACTTAATTTTATGAAGAAAACATCGAGAGCAAGACTTCCAATCTAATGCCCACACAAACTGAATTATTACATTATCGTCTTCAGGCTGTTTTAAGAGATTATAATATGCCTGATTTTGAATATATTGGGGAACGACTTAGTTATATATCTGGTGAGATGGTTCCTTGGTATCGTATAGGAGGTGCAGAAGTTCCTATTGATGCTATTACAGAATTTGAGACTGAAGAGAGTGATGACACAGATTAAATCATTACATAAAGAACCTTTTCCTCATATGATCATAGAAAATTTCTATGATCCTGATGAACTTAAATTAATTTGGGAAGAACTTACATTTCTTACTAAACCAAAAAAACTTGTTGAGGCTAAACATTTTGGTGGGATAGTGGATGCAACTAATTCTCATGCATTATGTTTGGATGAGATTTATCAGGATTATTCTGGTGATGATGATGATGGTCCAAATTTTAGAAATTTATCTAATATTTTGACATTAAATAGGAAACTTTTTAATGATGAAATTTTGACTGAGTTTGCTAAAACACATGATTCTTGTCGGTTAATTAAATATTGCAATTCTGATCTTACTAAGGTAAGGTATTATCATGATGGTGAATATTATAAACCTCATACTGATTTTTCGATGAATTTTTTGGGACTTTATTATACTCATAAAGAGCCTAAGAAATTTACTGGTGGGGATTTAATTTTTCCTTATTATAATTCTCAATTAACTTGTGATAATAATTCAATGATATTAATGCCTGGTTGGGTTGAACATGGAGTAACAAAGGTAAGTATAAAGGAATCTGATTATTATGATGGGTGGGGAAGATATTGTATCTCTAGTTTTATAAAAGTGACCCCAAATGCCCTATAAGAATAGACAAGATGCATTAGACTATGCTAAAAAGTATAGGACTAACCCCGAAACACGTAAAAATATTAAGGACGGTCAACGTGCTTGGTATTTACAAGAAGGGGATCGTATTAAGCAGAAAGAAAGGGATAGACACCAGTTTCTTCGAGAGAATGCTCTTAAAGAACTGGGTGGTAAATGTGTTCGATGTGGGACTATTGAAAACTTGGAGTTTAATCACATAGACCCAAGTTTGAAAACTCAGGAAGCATCAACCAAAACTGGTCTTCGACAAAAAGAATACCAGAAATGTGAATTATTATGTAAACCATGTCATCGTCAATGGAGTAATGCTGAAGCAAGATTGTCCCGAAAGTTCTGGATTGAAAGTCTATCGACAGAGGAGAGGAGGAAACGCATCCGTGAAGCCCTTTGAGGTATATCAGACTTATCTTTCAATGAAAAGTCATTTTACCAACCCTAAGTATGATTATTTTAAGTATGGTGGCAAATGCCGTGCTACAATGTCTTCCTTTAACAAGCGAAAGGATAAATATTTTTTCGAACGAACTTCTAGGAAGTATTCTGATGAACAAGTGCTAGACTTTCTTCTAGCAAATTTTGTAAATGCTGACACCCCACAAAACTTATGGATAGGAGAGATAATCAACTCTGGCGAAAGAACCTACGCAGAGTGGATGAGACGGAAACAGAGTTTGACTTATATTTTCAAGGAGCAGTCCGAGAAATTACTCTCAGAGAACGACTTAGAAAGGCTATTCAGTTGCTCGAAAGGACACCCATTAGTTCTAAAAAAATATCTGGGTGGAGAGATCGATTTAGAAACGCTTACGATACTGGAAAAAATATTTTCTTTCGCAAAAGATTTTGATAAGAAGTTGCAAGATCCTGTATGGGAAACCGTAAGTTTAAAACTCCAAAAATATTCTCCCTTTCTAAATATTGATGTGTTCAAATTCAAAAAGATTTTGAGAGATCTAGTAAATGAGTAACTTTTTTGAATCTGAAATTATTCAAAAAGAACTTGAAGAAATAAATTATCTTCAAGAAAAATTGTATGGTAGTTTGTTGTCTTTTAGTGCAATGACACGTGATGATCAGATGGAACGTATTCAAATCCTCACAGACTTGGTAGAAAAGCAACAGGTAATGTATACTAGACTATCTCTTTCAGACGATCCTAAAGCGATTGAAATGAAAGAGAATCTACGCAAATCAGTTTCAATGATGGGTTTTCCACCAGAAACTGATGTGAATACCCTTTTTGATAGTATGAATGCAACTGTTGAATCACTCAACCAATATCTTGACGAGTGATCATTTTTTTGTTATAATAAAAAAGCAAATCCCCCCAAATCCCCCAAATCCGAGGTAATCTAAATGTCTTTCGCAGACCTTAAAAAGCAATCCAAACTGGGCTCTCTGACCGCTAAATTGGTTAAGGAAGTCGAAAAAATGAACAATTCTTCCAATCCAGGAGATGAGCGTCTCTGGAAACTGGAATGTGATAAAAGTGGCAACGGTTATGCAGTTGTTCGTTTCCTACCTGCACCAAATGGTGAAGATCTTCCGTTTGTTAAACTGTACTCCCATGCCTTCCAGGGTCCTGGTGGTTGGTATATTGAAAACTCTTTGACTACAATGGGACGGAAAGATCCTGTTTCTGAGTACAATTCCATACTTTGGAATAATGGTACTGATGCTGGGAAAGAACTTGCACGTAAGCAGAAGCGTAAACTGACTTATATTGCTAATATCTACGTTGTAAAAGATCCTGCCAATCCTGAAAACGAGGGAAAAGTATTCCTGTATAAGTTTGGCAAAAAGATTTTTGATAAACTCACTACTGCGATGCAACCTGAGTTTGAAGATGAGGAAGCAATCGATCCATTTGACTTCTGGCAGGGCGCTAACTTCAAGCTGAAGGCAAAGAACGTTGCTGGTTATCGTAACTATGATTCATCCGAGTTTGCCCGCTCCAGCGCCCTTCTAGATGATGATGATGCTATGGAAGGAATTTGGAAAAAGCAGTATTCTCTTTCCGAACTCGTTGCAAATGATCAGTTCAAAACTTATGATGAACTGAAAAAGCGTATGAATTATGTTCTTGGTAATAAAGGAACTCCTAAGTTTCAAGATCAAGAATCTATTCAGGAAGAAGAAGAGTTCCGTCAACAGAATCGTGGTTCTTCAGAATCTATGCCTCAATCTATGAGGGAAGAACTTAATTCTTTGAGTGATGGTCGTGATTTTAACAGTTCTGATATCACCAAATCATCTACAGAAGATGATGATACGCTGAGTTACTTTGCTAAACTGGCAGAAGACTGATATTGTGAGGGGGGGAATATTCCCCCCTTTTTTTATGGGGAAGTAATTCTAAGATTTTCTGCTTTAATCAAAGTATCATTCACATATTGTGGTGAGTTTTTATATTTCATCAATAGTCTCAATTCATCTAAAAATTGCTCTAGGTATCTAGATTTTAATACTGTAATTTCTCTTTTTTTATCATTTTTCATTACTTCATATTCAAAATTAGTCACAGGTATAGTAATATTTTCAACTCTTGTATATGAATTAGTATCTACATTATAATACTCAATGTATGATTGTGTTGGTAGTGTATCTGTTACTGGTTTTGGTATTTTGTGGTTTTTATCTACAATTTCTCCAGCAGGAAGAATAATTCTTCCTTTAGCATCTTTTACTTCAATAGTTTCATAATATTTGACATCATTTAAATTATCACCATATAATTCATATGAATATGATTCAAGATTGCTATTTGATAAAGGCCACTCATTTCTAACATTTAGTATATTAGCAGATATTAAGACAACCCAATCTAAAGTGGAGTCATTATATAATTGATTTGCAATCTGATCTGGTCGAGTATCTTCTATTATTGTATATTTTTGAAAAGCATTATAAATTTTTTTAAAATCACTACGAAATTTCACCCTTCTAAACAGATTCTTAGCTCTGACAAATTCTAGTGATGATGTTCTATCAACTAATGGTGATTGGTAATCTAAGTCTGGTAGTTCTCTGAAATAACTCATTTTAGTATCCTACTCCTATGGTACCAATTTCGTTATTATAATCTTCTGCATAAATTGGTACCAATTCTTGAAATGTTAAATCCATAATCATAGAAATTGGTGTTCCATCATGATAAGTTGCATAAACATTTTCACCAGTATAATTAACTGCCATATTTTTTAAAGCACATTCTTTAAATGATGGTAAAAATGGGTGTTTATCATTCCCCTTTCTATATTCAAGATCAAAGTAACCAGGAGTTTTAATAAACATACTATCGCCCGTATTGTTACTAGCATTCATGTGTATTTTAAGTTTTCTAATTATATTTGTAATACTAACCTTATCCTTTTCATTTCTTGGTGTTAATTTAAATGAAAAATTAAACTCTCTTAGAGTAACACCATTGAATAATAATCTATTATTTTGATTTACAATTTGACCACTACTACGTGCTAGAATTTGATCTAGAGTAACATTACCACCAAGAACG